GTGATTGTTGCCAACAATTATCTGAAAGAGGTTCAAACTTGTACCAAATTTGGTTTCTATAAAAGGAGGGGTAAACCTGCAGATTTTTGCCCAGGAATGCCTTAATGGCGCGGCCACTGAGCATACGCAGTCTTTGCTTATCCTGGGACCTAAACTTTGAGAGTATCCTTCTACCATGTGTATTTTGTAATTGTTCGATGCTTTTAGAGGATAAAATAGCATTTGAGAATAAGTGTTTGTGCTTGGTTTGGAGATGGGGGTGCCCTTTTGGTGTTTGCAGACCATGCTGTACAGAGAGAGCTTTTGCTGATTGTGTTAAAAATGCTACGTGTACTGTTGAAGGGGATGGGCTTGAGCGTATATTTATGAAACCGTTAGCCTCCTTGTGTGTTAGATGTACATTTTGTTTAAAACCGCTGACTGTGGAGGAAAAGCATGCTTGCGTACTTAGGCGGTCGCCATTTATGCTAGTTAGGAAGTACTGGAGGAACACTTGTGACAGCTGCGTGTAGAGATGAGAGGGTCTTCGCCGATCATCAGAGACATTGATTTGGAGTTGGAGGAGCTTGTCCTTCCAGCCAACCTGTTGTCCGGCGAAACCTTGGAGACGGAAGAGGAGGAGTTACAGAGAGAACCTGGGCGATACCGGGTTGTGACACTTTGCAATATTTGTCACAGCTCCTTAAGGCTGTTTGTAGAAGTTGCTGATGAAAGCCTGATTCGACTATTTCAGCAGCTTCTCTTAGACGGGCTTGGCATTATTTGTGCCACCTGCCACAAAGAGCACTTCAGCGATGGCCGAAGGAGGTGAAAGAGGTAACGAGACAGAGGTTGATGGGGAGGCACTGGATGCAGGGTGGTTTGTTGTGCATGAGGCTGACTGTGCTGAGTCAGATGAGGAATTTGAAAAACTATTTGATAAAAGTACTTGTAGTAATGTGTCTGACCTTATAGATGATGATGAGCCGTCAGGGGTCAATGAAGGACATGCAGGTGTGTTAAATCAGCAGTTGCTAGAGGAAAGTGAGCAACAAACAGCCTATCTGAAACGAAAGTATTGTACTCCAAGCCCTAAATCTGCCTCCGTAAATGATTTAAGCCCTAGGCTGCAGGCAGTGTCATTGTCACCTAGGCAAAAACACAGCAAGCGACGACTTTTCGAGGACAGTGGGATAGAAAACTCCTTTGACAATGAAGTTGAGGATTCTTCTGGGTCACGGTCGCAGGTACAAAATGGCTACCGTGATGCCGATATCACGGTGTTACAAGGCAGCAATCAGGAAGCTACAATATTAGCTAAATTTAAAGGCTGCTTTGGTGTTAGCTTAAAAGAGCTCACTAGACCATACAAGAGTAGTAAAACATGCTGCAATGAGTGGGTTGTTTTTGCTTTTGGCATTCGTGAGGAGTTGCTGACCGCGTCTAAAACATTATTACAACCTCACTGTGATTTTTTTCTTGCTGACATTGAAACAGGCGGCCTGGGCTATGTTTGCTTATACCTTATAACATTTAAGGCAGCTAAAAACAGAGAGACCATCACAAAACTGTTTTGCAGCATGTTAAACTGTTATGATTATCAACTTAGAGCAGACCCCCCTAAAAACAGGAGTGTTGCAGTTGCTTTGTTTTTTTATAAGCTTGGTCTGTCTGGTGGGTGTTTTAAACATGGAGACTTTCCTCCCTGGCTAGCTAAACAGCTGCTAGTTTCACATCAGCAAGATATGGATGTGTTTGAACTTTCAAAAATGGTGCAGTGGGCTTATGATAACGATCATACAGATGAGTCAGAAATTGCATTTCATTATGCCTGCTTAGCAGATGAGGATTCTAATGCAGCAGCTTGGCTAAAAAGTAATGCACAAGCAAAATATGTAGCTGATTGCTCAAAAATGGTCAGGCATTACAAAAAACAGGAAATGAGAAACATGAGCATGTCACAGTGGATATACAGATGTTGTTATTTGGTGGAAGGTCATGATGGGGACTGGACAGTTGTAGCCAAATATTTAAAATACCAAGGTGTTAGCTTTTTGGGTTTTTTGACAGCTTTAAGGCACCTCTTTGAGGGTACCCCCAAGAAGCAATGCTTGCTTATTTATGGGCCACCTGACACAGGCAAATCATGGTTTTGCTTTAGCCTGCTTAATTTTTTAAGAGGAAAGGTGGTGTCTTATCAAAATAGTAGAAGCCACTTTTGGCTGAGCCCCCTGGCAGATTGCAAGGTGGGCATGCTTGATGACGCTACACATGCCTGCTTTCAGTTTATTGATGTTAATATGAGGAGTGCATTTGATGGCAATTATGTTTCAGTGGACTGCAAACATAAAGCTCCGATCCAAATTAAATTGCCTCCTATGCTGGTCACTTCTAATGTGAACCTGCCAGGGGAGGCATGCTTTCAATATTTGCATAGCAGAGTGACAGGTTTTGAATTTCCCAGAAAATTTCCAATTGATCAAGATGGTTCTCCTGTTTTTTCCTTAACCCATTCTGTTTGGAAGGCCTTTTTTAAGAGGCTTCATCACCAGTTAGGTCTTGACCCAGAAGACGAAAATGCTGGAGAGTCTTGCCAGGCGTTTCGATGTACTGCAAGAAGTGATGCTCCATCACTATGAGTCTGGCAGCAAAAAATTGACTGATCAGTGCAATTACTGGGAGGCTGCCCGTCGAGAGAGTGCTCTTCTTCACTATGCAAGGAAGAACCGCATCACTAGACTGGGGATAACCCCTGTCCCCTCTCTGGCCACTAGTGAAAACAGTGCCAAAAAAGCAATTCGAATGAGTCTCCTTTTATCATCACTGTGCAACTCTCCCTATAAGGATGAACCATGGACTTTGGCAGATACTAGCATAGAGCTTTGGGAATGTCCCCCAAAGGGGTGCTTTAAAAAAGGAGGGTTCACTGTTGATGTGCTCTTTGACAATGATCCTGGCAATGTTTTTCCTTACACAGCGTGGGCCTATATTTACTATCAGAATCAGAATGATGAGTGGATTAAGGTTCCTGGTCAGGTTGATTATGATGGGCTGTTCTATACAGATGAGGATGGCGAAAAGCGTTATTATCAGACATTTGCTAAGGATGCTCTGCGCTTTGGCACTACCGGGATGTGGAAAGTTTGCTATAAACATCATGTTTTGTCTGCCCTTATTTCTAGTTCGGGGTCCTCGAACTCCGCCGCCTCCTCCTCCTGGCAATCCAACATCGAATCCTCCTCAGGGGACCAGTGGTCAGCACAATGGCAATGGGAAGGACCCACAGGCTCCTCCGCCTCTAGCACCGCAGCCTCCGTCTCCTCCTCCAGCACCTGTTCCAGAACCGGAGGGACCAGAGAGGCCGGAGGGAGCTTCGACCAGGGAGGGTCTTCCCAAGCCGGGGGGGCAGAACGAGGACGAGGACGAGGACGAGGACGAGGACGAGGGAGAGGGAGGGGACGGGCGTCCTCCGGGTCGGGGTCCGGGTCGGGATCCACTTCAAGATCTGGGTCCAGATCGGACTCGGTATCTGGGTCCGGGGGGGCCAAGCCTGTATACCCTCAGCCTAGGGTTGGGGGGAACAAGGCCCCGCAGAAGAGGCAGAGGGAGGCGCCGTCTGACACAGAGGATCTCCCCAGAAACAGGGGAGTTCTCGGACGAGGACGAGGAGCAAGCCCATCGACATGGTCCTCCAACGTCCGTAACATTCCCCCCAACACCCCCACGATCCCCACCCTCTCCACCCCTGGACCCTGTCCCGGAGACAGAGCCGGAGTCGGACGAGGAGGGGGACCAAGAGAACCAAAAGCCCCCCGACTCTCTCCTGCCGTCCCTCTTGGCACAGTGGGGAGACGACCTGGAGAACCTCAGGAACCGTTGGAACCGGAACCTGGACGATCTCAAGAACAAAATAGGCCTTTTCCAGTAATTCTGGTAAAGGGCGACGGTAACGCAAGCAAGTGCTGGAGGCGCCGGCTTCGCTTGCGGTACAGTGGCCTGTTTGAGTCCATCAGCACAGGCTTTTCATGGACAACAGCCAGTGGCCCTCACCGTGTGTGCAGGCCACGCATGTTAATTGCGTTTAACAGCGATGGGCAGAGAGATCATTTTCTGAAAAACATAAAGATACCTAAGGTGTTAGACATTGCACTTGGCTCATTTGACAGCCTTTAATTGTATATATGTATATATGTATATGTTGGAATTATTGCATGGATTATTGTTTGTTGTGATTTTTATACTTGATATTATTATTCAACTGCATGTTTGTTTATATATTATGTTTTGTACTTTTATACTACAATATTTTTTATAGTTATGTTAAGTTTTATAGGAAAAGCTTGTATTCATACAGTGGTTTCTAGACTTGATTCAAGGGGGAATATTCATAGTCAGGTAAGAGCAGTTTATTAGCACGTACCAGCAGAATAGGTTTTAGCAGTTCACGTAGAATAGAGTCAGAGTAAGACATACTTCTTGTTTGATAGACAGAAAAGGTTGTTTTTGCTTTTTACACCACCATTACATCAGCTACTTCAACCAGTGTTAGGATTTAGTCCATGGCAGAACACAAATACTAACGTACTAACAGCACTCAGCTCCTATCCCAAAACCCACCAAAAACACACCCAACTTTCTCTCTTTTTTTTCCTTTCCTGTAACTTTCCCATGCACTTGCAACCATGAGGTCCAAGCGGGTGAAACGAGCATCGGCCGAAACATTGTACAAGACGTGCCAGCAGGGTGGTGACTGTATCCCAGATGTGGTCGCTAAGTACGAACATAAAACTCCTGCTGATAAAATATTACAGATTGGTGGCAGTCTCATTTATTTGGGTGGTCTGGGGATAAGCACTGCAAAAGGCACGGGGGGGCGGACAGGGTATCAACCTTTGGGGGTTGATGTCAATGCAGGTGCCAGCAGACCAGCACTTCCCAGACCAAACATCCCTGTAGAAACCCTGGGAATAGACGTGGGAGGCACAGTAGGTGCGGGGGAGTCTTCTATTGTCCCATTATTAGAGGGTGGAGGTGTACGCGGGGGCGAAAGCATAGTAATAGAGCCGGAGGTCCCAGCACCACCTACTGAGGACTTAGTAATAAACCCATCATCGGGGGCGCCCTCTGTTTCAACCGGGGCGGGGGACAGTGACAGTGTGGCAGTGTTAGAGGTGGGGACAAACCCCTCCTCAGGCAGCCGTGTCACAAGCACTTCACAGCATACAAATCCTTCATTTACTCCCATACTTCACAGCACCCCCCAAGCAGGGGAAGCCTCAACATTGGAAAGTGTAATTGTCACGCACCCTGCAGGGGGGCATGTAGTGGATGGATTTGAGGAAATCCCGCTTCAGGAGTTTGGCCCCTCCGAATTTGAGATTGAAGAGCCCTACCCTAAGGCTAGCACCCCTAAAAGCACTGTAACTTCTTTGGTGCAAAGAGCAAAGCAGTTTTACAATAGAAGATTCACTCAAGTTAAAGTGACAGATCCCGCCTTCCTCAGTAGACCCGCCTCCTTAGTTGAATTTGAAAATCCCGCCTTCCAACCGGACGAAACCATTGTTTTTCCCGCCCGATCAGGGGAACCGTTAGCGGCGCCAGACCCCGAATTCTCAGACATACGTGTGCTCAACCGCGCCGTGTTTGGAGCAAACCCAGAGGGAGGGCTTAGGGTCAGCAGGCTAGGAACTAGAAACACAATAAAGCTCCGTAGCGGTACACACATCGGAGGCTCCACCCACTACTTCTTTGACCTCAGTAGAATCAATACAATGCCTGACTTGGAACTATCTGTTCTTGGAGAGCATTCAGGAGAGGCAAATATAGTCCTGGGTGAAACAGAAAGCACCGTTATCGATGCCATTAGTTATGACTTAACCCCTGAAGTTCCGGAGGACGTGCTTCTGGATGAGTTTTCAGAGGACTTCAGTCATACTCAGCTTGTCATAGGTAGTGGGTCAAGGGGTAACAAGGCAATTGACATACCTCAGTTTCCCCGGGAAGTGCCCAAAGCAACAATAGTAATAGATACCCTCTCGGACAGCACCTATGTAGCGCACCCTAGTGGAAGTGACACATGGCCATTGCCCACTTCTCCGCCTCATTCCTCTGAGATTCCTCTTTCTTCACCTGACTATGGGTCAGTGACATTTGACCTACACCCGGGTCTGATACACAGGAAGCGCAAACGCAAACGAGGCTCTGTATAACTTTGTTTTACAGATGGCCTTTTGGATCCAATCTCAAGGGAAGCTGTATCTTCCACCACCAAAGCCAGTAGGAAAAGTGATCCACACAGATGACTTTGTCCGGCCTACAGCCATTTACTACTATGGAAGCACTGACCGTCTGCTCACTGTAGGAAACCCATATTTTGCCGTGAAGAATGATGAAACAATAATTGTGCCAAAGGTTTCTGGTAATCAATACAGAGCTTTCAGGTTAAAACTCCCCGATCCAAATAAGTTTGCATTAACAGACCCCACAGTATACAATCCTGACTCTGAAAGATTAGTGTGGAGACTGACAGGAATTGAAATTGGGAGAGGTGGGCCACTAGGCTTTGGTACCACTGGCAATTTTTTGTTTGACAGATTACAGGACACTGAAAATCCAAACAATACAAAGGTTGCAACCACAGATGACCGTCAGAACGTGTCAATGGACCCAAAACAAACACAGTTATTTGTGGTGGGCTGTACACCATGCAAAGGAGAACACTGGGACCAGGCGCCCAGGTGTGACAATCAGGTCCCTCGTTATCAGGGTGGTGATTGCCCCCCTCTTAAACTTGTTTCATCTATAATAGAGGATGGTCAGATGTGTGATGTTGGCTTTGGTGCCATGAACTTTAAAGTGCTACAATTTAATAAGTCAGGAGTTCCAATTGACATAGTGGACACTGTCTGTAAATGGCCGGACTTCTTACAAATGAATAATGAAAAATATGGAAACAGCTGCTTTTTTTTTGGCAGAAGAGAACAGGTATACTGCAGACACATGTTTGTAAGGGGAGGGTCCACAAATGAAAAGCTTCCCACTGACCTACTAATGACCAGTGACTCAAAAAAGGTAACTGATGCTAACTTTTGCTACGTGGGCACCCCAAGTGGGTCGCTTGTAACAAGTGATTCTCAAATTTTTAATAGACCATATTGGATTAGGCAAGCTCAAGGACACAATAACGGTGTCATTTGGAACAACAACCTGTTTGTAACGGTCGTGGACAATACTAGAAACACAAATTTCACAATAAACACTAGCCTCACAAACAGGTCTGAGCCTTACAAAAGTGAAGAGATGAGAAACTATGTTCGTCACGTGGAGGAATATGAACTAACTATAATTGTTCAGCTGTGTATTGTACCCCTCGAGCCAGAAGTATTAACTCACCTAAATACTATGGACCCCACCATTCTGGAAAACTGGAACCTTGGAGTAATCCCTCCACCGGCTGCAAATTTGGAGAGTAACTACAGGTACATCGAGTCTCTCGCCACTATGTGTCCCACTGAGGAGCCCCCCAAAAAGAAGGAGGACCCCTACGACGCTCTGAATTTCTGGACAATCGATATGACTGAAAAACTGTCTTTGGACTTAGAGCAGTTTTCTCTGGGACGACGGTTTTTATACCAATACACTCTCTCAAAAAGACCCTCGGCTCTAAGGACCACCGCAAAGCGTCCGGCAACAGCTAAACGCGCCCCTACTTCAAAGAAAAGAAGGAAGGCATAAATAAATGTGTTTCTGTGTGTGTGTTTATTTATTTCAACAAAACTGTGAATTATATTTTATTTCTTTTAAATAAACTGTGAATGTCTCTTTAAGTGCACTGCTGTGTCATTCATGTTCTAGAGTATGCGTGACTTCAACCGAAACTCATCGAAATGGTATCTCACAAACAAGTTACCCCACCCGGGGATTATAAAGATAACATCTATCCAGGTGCATTGCCTGGCAGACAGACGCCGGCCTTACAGCCCAGACCTGTCTCGATAACGATCTTGGTTTCATTGTCCTAGTTAATCCTCTAATTACTGCAATAAATCAAGAATTCAGTGTCAGCAGTACCGTTTTCGGTGCTCTTAACAACCGGTTTTGGATCAGCAAAAACTGTAAGTAG